GGCGTAGAAAGGCGGGAACATCTCGCCCTAAAAGTGAAAGCACTGTCAGCCCTGATGCGTATAAGAAAATGAAATCTGGATACAGGGGTGGCGGAATGGCTAATCAGATGTCTGATCAAATGGGCATCTCTATGGAAAGAGCAGGTGGTCTTATGGACAGAGCGTCAAGAATGAACGACATGGCTGGCTACAAAGGTGGTGGTTCGGTTATGATTGTAAGCATAGGGTCGATGAAACCCCTGATGCGGAACAAGGAAGAGCATTCAGAGGACAGTTCTCTGATCAAGAGCACTGAGAACCAGGTTCGTGCTCGTCATTTTAACAACAACGATGGAAAGGGGACCTTCTGATGCCTAAAACAAAAAGCGGTAAGCCTATTCCTTACATGAGCGGTGGTTTCAGTATTGCGGATTTGTTGGGTGAGTCTGGAAAGAAAATTTCTGATGCTGATCGTCGTCGTGCTTTAAATGAAGCTAGTGAAACTGTTTCTGATGCTGATGTTATTGAAGCATTAGGAATCACAATGACAAAACCCACAGGAACCGAAACGGAAAACCAAAAGTATGATCGTGCGTCGTCTAAGGAGGTTCTTAAAAAAGCTACGAAAGAACAGAAAGCTATGGCTAGAGAACAGCTTGGTGTTCCCGAAGGAATGAATATGGGCGGTGTAATGCGCGATGATCTTGGCTACATGAGCGGCGGAATGAGTTATGATAATCGCGGCCCCATAAAGTATTCCAAGGGCGGAGCGGTTAAAGGAAAGGCTTATAGCGGTAGTTATTAATGGCAGACCCAACGACCTTTGCATATTCGTTATTAAAGAGTATACAAGGACGCATAGAACTAACACAGAATGCTATCCTACACGGTTCTCCGAAAGATATGGAATCGTACAAGCAACTCGTTGGGGAGCTTAATGGATTAGAATTTGCTGAACAAGAGATTAAGGATCTCTTGCAATCTTCGGAGGAAGAATGACAAAAACCTTATACGTGCCTGACCACGTTGTAGCGTCGGAAAAAGCCGCAGTAGCTTCTGCGTATGTTGAAAAAAATCAAAAAGTTTTAGATCCTACTCTTGTAGAGAAGAAGCTTAAAGAACGCCTTCCGCAACCCACGGGCTGGCGTTTGCTGGTTATGCCTTATATGGGCAAAGCAGTGACAGAAGGGGGCGTTCATATCCCAGATGCTGTTATAGACCGGGAAGCTCTCGCCACGGTTGTTGCTTATGTTCTTAAAGTAGGACCGCTTGCTTATAAAGACCCCGCAAAATTTGGAGACGCAAAAGACACCAATTGGTGTAAGGAAGGCGACTGGGTTTGCATAGGTCGTTATGCAGGTGCTCGATTTAAAATTGACGGTGGCGAAGTTCGCATAATAAATGATGACGAAGTTATCGCAACTATCTTGGAACCGGACGACATAAAACACGTTTAATTAGAAAGAAGAAAGAAACCATGGAGGAAAAGCCATGCCACCTGAATTAGATGAAGCCAATATTGATGTTGGTGATGAAGAAGAGAATGCTACAGAAGTAGATTTGTCTTCTGGGCCTGAAGCTACCCCAGAACCTGAACCTGCTCCAGAAGTTCAGACAAAAGCGTCTGACGAAGAACTGAATGAATACAGTTCCGGTGTTCAAAATAGAATAAATGATCTTACAAAGCGTTTTCGAGAAGAAGAGCGACAAAAACAGGCCGCTATTCAATATGCAGAAAACGTTCAAAAGGATAATGAAGGTCTTAAAGAGAGGCTGGCAAATCTTGACAAAGGGTTTATTAAACAGTTTGAGGGTCGCGTTGATAGCGAACTTGATTCTGCTAAAAGAATCCTTAAAGAAGCTCACGAAACGGGAGACATTGACAGAATTGTTGAGGCTCAAGAATCTTTATCAAACCTTTCTGTAGAAAAATCTCGTTTAACAGCGGTTAAATCGAAACCAGCGGCTGAATCAAATGTTCCTGCTCCTCCTCCGGTCCCCACTGCTCCGCAACCCCAGCCAGAACCTATTCCCGACCCCAAAGCCGAGGCGTGGGCATCTAAAAACGATTGGTTTGGGCAAGATGAAGTTATGACATATGCGGCATTTGGGGTTCACAGGCGTCTAATTGAGGACGAAGGGTTTGACCCAACTACCGATGGTTACTACGATGAACTCGATAAACGGATGAGAACTGAATTTCCCCAGAAATTTGATTCTACTCCGAAATCTACGGGTGGAAGAAAAGTTGCGTCGGCTGAATCTTCCAAATCCCGCAATAGAAGTGGACGAAAAACTGTGCGGTTAACGCCCTCGCAGGTTGCGATTGCAAAGAGGCTGAATGTGCCACTTGAAGAATATGCAAAATATGTGAGGAACTGACCATGGATACTGAGAACACAACTCGCCAAAAGTCTACGAGAACGCCAAGAGCCAACCAAACTCGTGCAGGGCAAGCACGCAGGGAACCTTGGAAGCCCCCGTCCATGTTGGACGCACCACCCCCTCCAGAGGGTTACAGACATCGTTGGATAAGAGCCGAAGTTATGGGTTTTGATGACCGTAAAAACGTAGCAGCACGATCTCGAGAGGGATGGGAACTGGTACGTGGTGATGAATACCCCGATTTCGATATTCCGACCATTGATGATGGTAAACATGCTGGGGTTATAGGTGTAGGTGGTCTTTTACTTGCAAGAGTTCCGGTTGAGATTGTGGAAGAACGCAACGAATACTATCGAGGCATGACCCACAATCAAATGGCGGCGGTTGATAACGACTTAGCTCGTGAACAACATCCCGCCATGCCTATTAGCAAACCTGATAGGCAATCTCGTGTAACTTTTGGAGGTCCTCAAGGAGAGGACCAGGAGAGATAAATGGCTAATTCTAATGGAAGCTTTGGCCTTCGTCCCTTGAGCAAACAGGGCGGGGCCTCTAATTCCACTGGTATGACCCAATACTCTGCTTATGAAATTGCAAACGGTAACACCAACAAGTTGTATCATGGCGAACCCGTGATACCTCTTGCTACTGGCTATATTGACGCTCCTGGAGCGGCTGCTGGTGGAACAGTTGGTATGCTTGGTGTATTTCAGGGTTGTGAGTATGTGGATTCTACCACTGGAAAAACAGTTTGGAAAAATTACTGGCCCGGTTCCGGGGCAGATTCCAATCACCCGGTAAAGGCGTTTGTCAACGATGACCCAATGCAACTTTATGTAATTGCAACGGATGCTTCGTGGACAAGTAAAGCTACGGCGAGAGCCGCAGTTTTTGCTAACGCCAACTTCTCAACCGCCATCACAGGAACAGACGCCACTGGTGTATCGTTAGGTCGCCTTGCGATCAGCACGATTGCTACCACGGCTGCTCTGCAAATGAGGATTGTGGGTTGGGTCGATGATCCAGAAAATGCTGATTTTTCAGCGGCTGGTATCGGGGCAATTGTACGGTTGAATAACCACTTCAATAGCAACAATGGTGCTATTGCGGCTGGTACTCCTTCAACCACTGGCGTATAGGAGGATTGAAAAATGGCTATTAGTAGAGCCCAACTAGCAAAAGAGCTAGAACCTGGCCTCAATGCCCTTTTCGGTCTTGAGTATGCCAGATACGACGACGAAGCATCAGAGATTTATGACACGGAATCTTCAGAGCGTGCCTTTGAAGAAGAAGTAATGCTCTCTGGTTTTGGTTCAGCCCCAGTGAAAGCTGAAGGTTCAGCCGTTTCGTTTGACGACGCCCAAGAAGCGTACACCGCGAGGTATACGCATGAGACTATCGCGCTTGCTTTCTCCATTACGGAAGAAGCAATTGAAGATAATCTCTATGATCGTCTAGCTTCGCGCTATACGAAAGCCTTGGCACGTAGCATGGCCAACACCAAACAGGTGAAGGGTGCCGCTACGTTGAACAATGCTTTTGATAGCACGTTTACTGGCGGTGACGGCAAAGAGCTTTGTGCAACAGATCATCCCCTTGTTAATAATAATGATCTTCGCAACGAGCCCAGCACAGCTGCTGACCTAAACGAAACCAGCCTTGAAAATGCTCTTATCGACATTGCAGCATTTGTTGATGAGCGTGGACTCAAGGTATCGGTTCGTGGCGAAAAGTTGATCGTTCCACCTGCCCTGCAATTTGTTGCAGATCGGTTGCTCGAATCAACACTTCGTCCGGGAACTGCCGACAACGATGTTAACGCTACGCGGAACATGGGTATGCTCCCGCAGGGTTATGTCGTTAACCACTATCTTACGGACACGGATGCTTGGTTTATTAAAACCGATGCTCCTCGCGGTTTCGTTCATTTTGAACGTATGCCCATGTCTACAAAGATGGAAGGCGACTTCGATACAGGCAATGTACGGTTCAAAGCCCGTGAGCGTTATAGTTACGGTTACTCTGATCCACGTTGTGTGTTTGGTTCACCTGGTGCGTAAAGCGTAAGGGGAGAGGGAAACTTCTCCCCACTTTTTTCTGGGATGAATAGCTCTAGCGACTGCCCCAGCAGACTCTTACAAGACGCTAGAACGAAACCTTTGTAAGGAGGAAAGCCAAAATGGCCAACACAACCTTTAATGGTCCAGTTAGATCTGAAAATGGTTTTGAACAGATTTCTGTCAATGCTACAACTGGTGCCGTCACAACTAATCTTGATGTAGATACCAGCGGTAATTTAGTTACTACGGGTTATGTTTCTGCGTATGACAATGTTGTTTCAATAGAAGATGCAACTTATTCGGTTGAATCAACCCAATCCGGT